AAGAAAGAGAGTCAGGAAAGTACCATGTTTGGAAAGAAAAAGAATGTTATAATTACTTTCCTCTATTTGCTAAGAGAGTAAACAAGTTTATAATGCATAATGGAATATCGTTTGATGCTCCAATACTGAACAGATTAACTGGGACAAAGATCAAACTGTCACACGTAGAAGACACACTGATCTTATCTCAGTTGACTGATCCGGTACGTGAAGATGGACATTCTCTTCAGGCATGGGGTAACAGATTTGATTATCATAAGATAAACTTTAAAGACTTCGATCACCTGTCCGATGAGATGATCACATATTGTAAAAGAGATGTGGACATAACTGAACGGGTATGGATTAACTTACAACAAGACATAAAAGATATTGGCAGACGATCTATTGATCTTGAATATAAGATTAGATCGTTAGTCAGTAAGCAAGAAAGGAATGGGTTTACCCTTGATTTACAGAAAGCAACTGGTCTTATCGCACGGCTACAGGACAAGTCGGATGAACTACAAAGAGAAGTTCAAACAAGATTTGTTTCTATTCCTGTGGCGGTTAAAGAAATTACACCTCGTTACAAAAAAGATGGCAGTCTTTCTCTTGTGGGTCTGCGGCATATACAAGACCCAACAACAGTTGGAGGACCGCACACATCTATTGATTACCAAACATTTAATCTTGCCTCCCGTCAGCAGATCGTTAGTCGATTAACTAAGTGTGGTTGGCAACCTAATAAGTTTACAGAAAAAGGACATGCAATCGTAGATGAATCTGTGCTTCGCGGAGTAGACATTCCAGAAGCACAGATGATTGCAGAATATCTAACTCTAAAGAAGCGTGTTGCACAGATCAAATCTTGGATAGCTGCACTACACGAAGATGGAAAAGTACATGGACAAGTTCTTACATTACGTGCAATCTCTGGACGTATGGCACATCATTCGCCTAACATGGCACAGGTTCCTGCAAGCTACTCTCCCTACGGCAAAGAGTGCAGAGAGTGTTGGACCGTTGGAGATACAACTAATATTCTTGTTGGTTGTGATGCTTCTTCGCTTGAGTTACGGGCATTAGCACACTATCTAAATGATCCTAAGTTCACCAGTGAAGTAGTAGATGGTGACATCCATACAGCAAATCAAAAGGCAGCAGGTCTTGATACACGTGATCAAGCCAAGACATTCATCTATGCATTTATTTTTGGAGCAGGTGCAGCTAAGATAGGTAGTGTAGTAGGTGGTACGGCACAGGATGGTCAACGCCTGATAGATAGATTCTTATCTAACGTACCAGCATTAGCGGTACTAAGAGAAAGAGTTGACAAGGCAAGCCAGAGAGGTTATCTTATTGGTCTTGATGGTAGACATTTAAAAGTACGTAACCAACATGCAGCAGTTAACCTACTCATACAAGGAGCAGGTGCTGTTATTTGTAAGCAGTGGTTAGTAGATATAGATATACTATCTCGTAACAAGAAACTTAATTCTAAACTAATTGCTTCTATTCACGATGAGTATCAGCATGAAGTATTTAAACCTCATGCTAAAATATTTGGAGAGTTAACTAAACAGGCAATGAAAGAAACAGAAAGGAAATTAAAAATCAAATGCCCATTGGACAGCGAGTACAAGATCGGCCACAACTGGTCAGAGACTCACTAGTAACTCTTAACCTTACAGAATTAAGAGTAAGTGATTTTATAGGTAAGTCTCGTAACAGACAGAACAGAGGAGCAGGAGTATACGATGCTGCTGTAGCTGACACACACAAGATAGATACTCTAGGAGCAGAAGCAGAGTTAGCCTTTGCTAAGATGTGTGATGTTTATCCTAAAGATTTCTTAGTCTTAGAACCTAAGTCAAAAGCTAAAGGTACTGACGATGGTGATCTTACAGTAGATGGTATTAGTATTGATGTGAAAGCTACCACCCATGAGAAGGGTATGTTATTGTCTACATCAAAGCATACATCTGGCATAGAGTTATTTGCTTTGATGGTTAAGAAAGGAGATGACACGTTTCAACTTAAAGGATTCATGCTTGCCGATGAGTTAGCTAAAGAAGAAAGATTCGGTAGAGCAGGTGGTAAGCTAAGACGGGCAGCTTACGTAGCTACTCAAGATGAATTGTACAACTACAAGGAGGCAATAGAACGGTTAAAGTATAGAGAAAGAAAAGTAAAGAAAGTTGTTGACACCTGATAGGTGTTAGTTTAAAGTACGAAAATAAATTATCAAGCCACAATAGAGTGGCACAACCAAAGGAGAATATACTATGGACGTAAATATTATTTCTGGTAAAGCATACTGGGCAAGCATCACGGCACCTAACACTACCTATGAACCTGTATGGTGTGTGGATGTATGTTTGGATGAAGACTCTAAGAAGAAAGTTGAAAGCTTGGGTCTTGCTGTTCAGAATAAAGGTGATGACCGTGGAGACTTTGTTAAGATCAAACGCAAGGTCAATAAGAAAGACGGTTCAGTTCGTCCATCACCTGTGATTAGAGATTCCCAAAACAATACTTGGGATGGTAACCTTGTAGGTAATGGTAGTCTAGTTAATGTTAAGTTTACTACTTATGACTGGACCTATGCCGGTAAGAGTGGGGTAGCATCAGACCTGATGGGAGTACAGGTAGTTGATCTAGTACCCTTTGGAGGTGACGGGTCAAACTTTGATACCGTTGATGGTGGCTATACTGTAGGTACACAACAAGAAGAAAAAGGAGAAGATGTACCGTTCTAAGTAGTTACACTAGGGTCTGCTACTCTCATTAAAGCCTATCGTTAATGAGACTATGGGCAGAATTTATAACAGGTGTGGAGAGGGACTGTTATTTTGTTAATTCACAATAGGAAATACAAATGAATAAAGCTTTAATTATTGGAGGTTCAGGCCAAGATGGTTTTTACCTTAGTGGATTTCTTTTAGAGCAAGGCTATCATGTTCACTCTCTTGTTCGTAGATCGTCAGTAAATAACTTTGAAAGAATAGATCAACTAGAAAGTAAAGTAAATTTCCATACATCTTATGGAGATTTGACTGACGCTTCAGGATTACTCAGGGTAATTGAAGAAGTACAACCTACAGAAATTTATAACTTAGGTGCACAGTCTGATGTAAGAATATCATTTGATATACCAGAGTATACAGGAGATGTAGATGGACTAGGTACTACCCGTTTGCTTGAGTGTATTAGAACTTTAGGGATGATTGATACCTGTAAGTTCTATCAAGCATCTACATCAGAACTGTATGGTAAGGTACAAGAAGTACCACAGACAGAGACTACTCCCTTCTACCCTCGCAGTCCTTATGGTGTAGCAAAACAGTATAGCTATTGGATGGTAAAGAATTACCGTGAAGCTTATGGATTGTATGGATGCAATGGTATTCTATTTAACCATGAGTCTCCAATGAGAGGAGACAATTTTGTTACACAGAAGATCGTTAAAGGTATTGTAGATATTATGTATGGTAAGAAAAAATATCTTACAGTAGGTAATCTAAATGCTAAACGTGATTGGGGACATGCTGCTGATTATGTAGAAGGCATGTGGTTGATGATGCAACAAGATGAACCTGACGATTATATTCTTGCTACTGGTAAAGCACATTCAATAAAAGAATTAATTGAGTATGGATTTAATAAATATCTTGGTGTACAATTACAGTGGGAAGAGGAAGGAGTTAATGAAATAGGGTTTGACATTAAAGAAAACTCAGAGTATAAAGGTATCCTAGTTAATTGTAGTCCTGAGTTTTATCGTCCAACAGAGGTTGATCTATTGTTGGGTGATCCTACTAAGGCAGAGAAAGAACTAGGATGGGAAAGGGAATATTCTTTCCACGATTTGATTGATGAAATGTTTGAGTATCAACTCCCTCCTCTAGAAAGGAAATCAAGTTAATGACTACTGATCAAAAAGTTCTTCGCGCTTTGCAGAAGCGTATGCGTGTTACTCGTAAGACTGCTATCCAACGTGGGTGGGCAGAGAATCTTACAGCATCTATTGCGTCTCTCCGTAAACGTGGTTATGAGATTGATACAGTCACGGCTAAGACACCGGAAGGTGAAAACTATACACGCTATCGTTTGAACGAAGCTTAAAGGAATAGACAGAATGAGTAATAAAAAAATAGATACATTGGTAGAAGATATATACTCGCTCTTCACTTCAGAAGAAAAAGTAGATGTATCCCAAGATGATCTAGCTGTACTAGCAGAAGAGATTACTCGTTCTGTCTCCTTTGCTCTTACTGAAAGCCATAAGAAAAAGAAAACTTTAAGGCTGTCTCTTATTGGTCAACCAGATAGAAAGATTTGGTTCAACTTAAATAAGGAGGACAAAGAAGATGGAGAAGGCTTGAAAGGAAATGACTACATAAAATTCTTGTACGGCCATATCCTTGAGAGTCTTCTCGTATTCTTGTGTAAGACAGCGGGACATCCAGTTACAGATCAACAAAAAGAATTAAAGATTGAAGGTATTGTAGGCCATCAAGATGCTAGGGTAGATGATATGCTGGTAGATTTTAAGAGTGCTTCCAGTTTTTCCTTTAAGAAGTTTAAGGAAGGTGCTATATTTACGGACGATCCGTTTGGTTACATTGCACAACTGTCTGCTTACGCTCACGCTAACAAGGTAAAAGAAGCAGGGTTTGTAGTGATAGATAAATCTAGTGGAGAGATAGCCTACTGTCCTGTCCATCACATGGAGATGATAAATGCAGAGGAAAGAATCAACCACCTCAAGAAGATGGTCAAGTCTCCTATCCTACCTGATAGGTGCTATGATGATATCCCTGACGGCAAGTCTGGCAATCGTCGTCTTGCTGTTGGCTGTAATTTTTGTGAGCATAAACGTCACTGCTGGTCTGATGCTAACAATGGTGCAGGGTTACGAGAATTTAAATACTCGAACGGTTCAAAGTTCTTAACACACGTAGAACGTACACCTGATGTAGAAGAACTATATGCCTGAGAAATATAGGTCAGGTAGCGAAAGAACTACAGCAGAATATCTAAGAAGCGTAAAGGTTAAGTATGAGTTTGAACCATACTACATTCCTTATATGTGGATTGAATCTAAAAGATACTTACCGGACTTTATCCTACCGTCAGGTATAATCTTAGAAGTTAAAGGTAGGTTCACATTAGAAGATAGAAAGAAACATTTGTTTCTAAGAAAATCTAATCCTGATCTTGATGTACGGTTTGTCTTTGATAGACCATCAAGCAAGCTATACAAAAGGAGTAAAACAACTTATGCAGATTGGTGTAACAAACATGGATTTAAATATTGTAAGTTGTCAGATGGGTTACCTGACAGTTGGTTAAATGATAAAAAAAGAAAACCTTCTGGTAGAGTTAGAAAAGCTAGTAGAAAATCAAAAGGCATCGCCGCAACAACTCCTGTTTCTTAGTGTACTATTACAGGCTATGTTAGATGCTACTAAGCCAGAACATAGTAAAGAATCGCATGAGTCTATCATATCAAGGAACAATGCAAAGGCTTGGTTCTTTGCGTCTGTAGGGGTGACTGCTGAAGATTTCTATACTGTATGTGACATAGCAGGAGTTGATCCTGACTATGCCCGTACCTTTGCCTACAAGGTAATCAAGTCTAAAGAAATTCTCTACGTAAGGAAAAGAATTAATGCCGTCCTAACATTTGACTAGGAGTAAAAAGATGGATAGAGACACAGAGATTGCACAACTATATGCAGCACTTCCTAATTTTAAATTTGATGAAGGAGACTATGTAGATGAGGTACATGAGTATGTTACCTCTACATATAAGGAACACTATGCAAAAGGTAAGTACCAAGCCACTGATGTAATACTAGATAGCGGCCACGGTGAAGGCTTTGTAATGGGCAACATCTTAAAATACTGGAAGAGATACGGTAACAAAGAAGGTAAGAATAGGAAGGACTTGTTAAAGATTATTCACTATGCCATAATCATGCTTTATGTACATGATCATATTAACAAAGGAGTTTAGTATATGCCCACCTTTCGCTCTAATGAAAACCCTATGTTCCGTTCTAAGTTTAGTGAGGACATATTCAAACATAAGTATGCTCATCATGGTTGTGAGACATGGGCAAGCCTAGCCTCTGTACTGGTAGAAGATGTTTGTTCTCCTCAGTTAAAACAGGATGAGATAGATCAGCTTAAAGAATATATCACTGATCTAAAATTTATTCCCGGTGGCAGGTACTTATACTATGCGGGTAGACCTAACAAGTTCTTTAATAATTGTTATCTGCTGAAGGCAGAGGAAGATACACGTGAAGATTGGGCAGACCTATCATGGAAGAGTGAGTCATGTCTGATGACAGGTGGTGGCATTGGTGTAGATTATTCTGTATACCGTGAGGAAGGTAGGGTGTTGTCAGGTACGGGTGGTCTTTCCTCTGGTCCTATACCTAAGATGCTAATGATCAACGAAATTGGCCGAAGGGTTATGCAGGGTGGTAGTCGTAGGTCAGCTATCTATGCCAGTATGAATTGGAAACATGCCGACATTGATAGGTTTCTTATTAGTAAAAACTGGTATGAGATGCCTGTTGGTAACACAGGTTTTACTAT